TGTATCTTCAGCTAAAACGCTGGATGTATGGGCTATAACAACCGCAAGTGCTGCAGATTTAGCTGCTCATGCAGATAACCATGTTCATTTTTGTTTAATTTTGCGTAACACCGATATGACAAAATAGGAGGTATATATGATGTCAGGAGGTAAAGATGCAGCCATGATTATTTTGGGTAAGGGTAAAGGTAAAAGGCACTCTGAACCAGATGATATGATGGATGATGAAGATGAATATGAAGATGAAGAAATGGAGGAGTATTCCGATGAACAATTCGAGATGGCAGACGAATTGATTTCCGCTGTAAATGGTGGAGATCCTGAAGCTGTCCTGGATGCAATTCATGGAATATACAACAGTTATTAGGGTAGAGTATGACTGATATTGTAAGTTTATCGGAGCTGCGCCTATTATCGCAGCAACGCGCAGACATGCAGAATAGCCAATTCATCACAGCAGATGAGTGGCGCAGGATGATTAATCGAAGTTATGCTGAGCTGTACGACTTAATTGTCACTTCAGCTAATAGCGAGGATTACTTCTTAACATCTGGAACAATTAACCTGGTAAGCGGAACTACAACTTACGATCTTCCAACAGATTTCTACAAATCTCGTGGAGTGGACTTGAACACCGGTGGTGCAAAAGTCCCTCTGCGCAGATACAATTTCAGTGAGCGCAATGTAGGTGGGTTATATTCAACTGCAACCGATATGCGTTATCACATCCAATCAAATTCAATAGTTTTTAATCCCGAACCTAGCAGCTCAGATACAGTCACAATTTACTACATTCCATCACCCGCCAAATTTCTTGAATACACAGTAACTGCAATTGGGCGCGGTGCTACTACACAATGGACCATTGGAACTCATTCACTGCAGATTGGTGATTTACTAGATGGTGTGGACTTCCTGGCTGCAGATTATAACGTATTACAAACGGTTACTGCAATTGGTGCAGCCACTGTTAATACAGATCTTAATTCTGCAGGTCTTGCAGATCCAACTGTATTTGGAAAAATTGAATCCAGGTACGATTTCTACAGTGGGTGGGATGAATATTTAATTGTTGCATGTGCAATATCTGCACTCATAAAAGAGGAAGCGGATGTGTCTGCACTCTTTGCAGTTAAGCAGCAGATCCAGGACCGTATCATTGCAGTCTCAGAGATGCGGGATCTTGGTGAACCAACAACAGTAACTGATGTGAGTAATTACAACAGTCTCTGGAATACAGCAACAGCATGAGCAGGACTTCATTTACTCAACTGTCAACAGGAAATGAAGCAACTGACCAGGTACAGGGTTACATTGCAACTGCACTGAATCCATTGTTTCAGCTGCCTTTTGCAAGTGGCAACCGTGTCCAGGATCTTGATATTACAACTGCAGACACAATTGTGGACCACGGACTTGAGCAAGCACCAGAGGGGTGGATAGTTTTAAAGCAGGATGCAGCCCAGGTAATTTATGAATCAGCAACCACAAATGACTTCCCTGAATCAACTATTATTATGCAGGCAGGCGGGACAGTAAACGTAGATCTATTCTTTTTCTAAAAAAATACTATGTCAACATCTGGAACAAATATAACAGCAATTGCAAAACCGGCAGTTGGAACTACTACATCTCCAACATGGGCGACCAATTTAAACACCACTATTGATGCAGTTGATGACCACGATCACAGTACCAATAAAGGCATAAGAATTACACCAGCTGCAGTCAATATTAATGCAGACCTAGAATTTAATCAAAACAGTGCATCGGAATTAAAGAATGTTATTTTTGACAGCACAGTGACTGCAGCCTCAACAAGCTATTCAATGTACCAGTCAAGCGGAAATTTATACTGGAGAAATGGATCTGGCACTGCAGTCCAGGTAACTTCTGGAGGTGCAGTAAATGCTGGTGCAGGTTCTATATCTGGAATGACCGGAAATGATTCTGGCGTATCGTACACCGATGGTTCTAAAACATTCAACTTTTTTACTGACAGTGGCAACTCAGACTATGGGAAAATGGCTCATGCAGACCTGCTGCTTTTCACTTACACAAATGATAATGTTGCTGATGTAAACTACATTACTCTTGTTTGTAGTGCTGCAGCTTCAGGTAGCAGCGGGACTGTTACTGTTCCAGCAGAGACAGGTACTCTACTGTCAACTGCAACCAATTTTGCGGGTGCAATAAATATTGCAACCAGTAACTCCAACAACAACATTGCACTGAAGCCAAATGGGACCGGATTTGTCCTGGTTGGAAATGCCGGTGCAACTGGAAAAGTAACTTCAAATGGTGCATACGATTTAATTTTAAGCACAAACAGTGGGACCAATAGCTCTACAATTGCAATTACAGATGCAGCCAATGGGAGCATTTCTTTTATTCCAAATGGTAGTGGAGAGATTGTAATTGGTAGTGGAGCTGCCAGTGGAAAGATCACTTCTTCTGGCGCACATGATTTGGTCCTGGATACAAATGCAGGAAGTTCCAGCGGATCAATCACAATCACTGATGCTGCAAATGGTGACATAACACTTGCCTGCAATGGTGCAGGTAATGTTCAAACTTCAACTACAACAAAGGTTTATTCAAAAGGTAATTTTGCACAATCGAACCTGGTTGCAAGTTTAATTCATGGATACTAAATGGCTCAGACAGTTGTTCGAGGTTATACCGTAGATTCAGGCTCAATTACAATCCTAGATGATTTAAACGGTGACATCACACTTGCCTGTAATGGAACTGGTGATATTAACTGCAGCTCAACATTAGAAACTGTAGATATTAAAACATCATCAACAAAAAAGGTTTATTCAAAAGGGAACTGTGTTCAGACCAGTTTCCACTCTTCATTAATATTTAGTTTTTAGGAGGTAGAAAAATGGCAATTCCGAGTGGTTCTGGAACAGAAGTTTTGAAGCGTGGATGTTTCACTGTGACAGGCACAACAGACACTAAAATCTTAGATGGTGTAGCAAATCATGTTTATACCGTTCTTTCAATTGTAATTACTGAAACAGCGGGGGCAGCAGAAACCTTTGGACTGTTTGTAGATCCAAGTGCAGCAGGCACTGATTATGAGATTATATCCCTGGCAAATGCATTGGCTGCAGACACAACTTTTATATTTAATGACCGTCTTGTATTGACCGGTACAGATGAACTAAACTTTAAAGCAGGTGGGACTTGTGACATTGATATTGTCATTTCATATATAGATCAAGATTGGACTTAATTGAGAAGGAGTAAATTATGAGTGGAATAGTCAAGGGTGATGTACTTACAAGTTCAAGGTCAGCACCTGTAGTAATTCCAGCTGCAGGTTTTGATTCTGGAACAAAGATGGTTTTCAACCAAACTGCTGCTCCAACTGGATGGACTAAAGTTACTGGTTCAGGAAATGATACTGCACTTAGAGTAACTACTGGTACTGTTGGAACAGGTGGCTCAGTTGCTTTTGAGACTGCCTTTGCTTCTCATGCTGGTGCTGCTCATACATTAGCAACTGCAGAGATGCCAGCACATACTCATACTACATTTCAAGGAGGAGTGTATTCAGGCAGCGGGGGCTGGGTATCGGGGTATGGAAGCGGGGCGAACACAGGTTCAACAGGAGGTGGAGGTTCACACGCTCATGGAAGCATTGATTTAAATGTTTCTTTTGTCGATGTAATAATTGCAACAAAGGATTAAAAAATGTCTAATTATACAGTAATAAAAGCAGATACAGCAATATATAAGGATGGAGAATCCATTGAAGGATGCAATATGTCAGGACTTCCAGAAGATTTTCATGCACTTCAATGGGATGGGTCAGATGGTGAAATTGAATATACTGGTAATGTTAAACCAAATTTAGCTGTTTCATCAAAATCCGAAATTGAATCTGCATTGGGTGTTTCACTTGCAACTTTAATTGAAAGACGGACTGCAAGAGATAAAGGAATTAAAGCAGAAGCAGCAGAAGCAGCAGAAGCAGCAGAAGCAGCAGAAAATGAGTGATTTTTGTCCTCTGATTAAAAAACCCTGTAAAAAACATGATTGTAATTGGTATATCCAGGTGATGGGTAAGAATCCAAATACAGGACAGGATGTAAATGAATTTGGGTGTGCTATATCATGGCTGCCAATGCTACTGATTGAAGGATCTCAGCAAACAAGACAGGCAGGATCTGCCATAGAATCATTCAGGAATGAGATGGTAAGAGCAAACGAGAATTTACTGATGCTTCAGAATTGATATGAAGAAAGAATCTCTGGATGAACAGATCCAGAAAGCAGACCAGGAACTGGAATCAATATTAACAAACATAAATAATTTAGCAACCCGCCAGCAACGCCTAATTGGATACAGGCAATGCCTGGTTGACATGAAGGAAAGTAATAATGCCACTCCAAAAAACCCTGGTTCCAGTTAGTATAATTGATGGTTTGGACACTAAAAATGATCCAAAACTCACGCCTAAATTAACTGATTTACAGAATGGCAGATACACTGTTGGTTCCCAGGTTTCCAAACGCCTGGGTTACTCTGCCCTTTCCCAAAATATTTCTGGCACAACAGATTTACTGTCATCTGGGGATGGATTAACTTCATTCCAAGATGAACTTTTGGAGTTTTCCAGCTCCAAACTCTACAGTTATTCTTCCTCAGTTTCCAGGTGGACCGACAAAGGTGGATTTCAGAGTGTCAAAATAGACAGTGATGATGTGATTCGGAACACTTCTGAATCAAAGAACCAGGACAGTTGTATTGCAAGTGGGCTGCAGTTATTTGCCTGGGAGCAATATACTGTAGCAGGCGTGCTTGAAGGTGTTTATGTTTCTGTAAGGGATTCTGTTTCTGGTGCAATATTCCAGGCTGCCACCCTCATTGATGCAACTGCAATAAATCCCAGATGTTTTGCATTAGGTCCAACTCCGTCACTTGTTTATGTTGATACTTCTGCATCTCCACATCATCTAAAATGTGTCCGATTGGACACTAACAATCCGGTTGCTTTTTTAGCTACAAACACAATTTCATCATTAGTTAATGCTTCAAATCCAGTTTATGACGTTCAGGTATATTCAGATAATGCAACTGCAGGAAATGCTGTTTTTTGTTACAACCAATCTGGATCAACAAGAATTGATGTAGGTTTCATCACCATTGATGGTGTTGTGGGGACTCCAGGTAGTGGCTACCCTGGAATGGCAACAATTTTATCAACCATTGCAACAGATACAATTGCAATTTGTGGAGATCAAATAAACTCTGCACCCACTGAAGAAAATCGCATATATGTTGGTTATGCATCCACTACTGCAGCAGCAGGTTTAAAAATAAAACGCCTAAAATCAACTTTAGATGTGGAACACACACACACGGTTGAAGGAACTGCAACCAAAATTGATGGGTGCAGCATGATAGTTACCCAGGCTGGAGATCTGCAAATTATTTATACCTTGAATGCCACAAATACTTATGACCACCAGGTAAAAGGCGCACTGTATAACATAACCAGTAATTCTATGGGATCATCAGCAATTATTAAGCGCAGCGTTGGTCTGGCTTCAAAAATTTGGGAGTATGATTCTATAAAATATTTTGTATGTGTCCACGATTCTGCACTGCAACCCACATATTTTCTATGCGATACAGACGGTCTTTTAAGTGCCAAGATCCTACCTGGAACAGCTGGCGCACTTCCAACTAAAACTTTTCTTTCTTCAGTTACACCAAGTGCCACTGGTATTTATCAATTTGGTGGGTTAGTCAGAACAAAGTTAATCAGCAAAAATAATGACTTGTATTCCCTCACTGGTGTTTCAAATATTACGCTGGATTTCTCTTCAGTTGAAAGATTTGAAGCAGCAGAATTAGGTGGTAATTTACACATTGGAGGAGGTTTTGTTTCAATGTATGATTCCCAGGAAATTGTTGAACTGAACTACCATTTGTATCCAGAAAATGTTTCTGCTGCAGTCAATAATTCTTCTGGATCTCTGGCAGCAGGTACTTATCTTTACCAGGTAATCTGGATCTGGACTGATGCCAAAGGCCAGGACCATCGAAGCGCACCATCCGTGGCAGTCTCAGCTGCACCAACTGGAGGATCTTCAACTGTAACCTTGACCATACCAAGTCTGCGCCTTACTCAGAAAACAAATGTGGTTTGTGAGGTTTACAGGACAGTTACTACTGGCAGGCTACTTTTTAAAGTTGGCAAGGTTATAAATAACACAGCAGCTGATTCAATTTCATTTGCAGATGCTGGTGCAATTAGTGATGCAAACCTAGTTGCAAAAGAGAGTCTTTACACAAATGGTGGGATTATTGAAAACATACCACCACCAGCTTCCCTGGTACTCACAAGTTACAAAAACAGGTTGGTTTGTGTCTCTTCAGAAAATCCCAAAAAACTAATCTATTCAAAGAAAAGAACTCCACTTGGACCAGTGGATTTTTCAGATGTTTTCAGTATCACTTTGAATAAAGCCACCCGCATAACTGCCCTTGCCGAATTTGACCAAAAATTAATCGTCTTCGAGCCAAACCAGATCTTTTACATCACCGGCAATGGTCCCACTTCTTCTGGTTCGCAAAATGATTTCAGTCCACCCCAGGTTGTAACAGGAGATGTTGGTTGTGCCAATACTAATAGTTTAGTTTTGATGCCCCTGGGACTCATGTTTCAGAGTAATAAGGGCATATATCTGTTAGACCGTTCCCTGCAGACCACTTATATTGGTGCAGATGTTGAGGCATATAATGATCTGACAATTACCAGTGCAGAACTTATTCGTAATGAAAACCAGATCCGCTACCTCACCAGTGATGGCAGATGCCTGGTATATGATTATTTCTATGGGAAATGGTCAACCTGGACAAATCACGAAGGGCAAGGGGCAACTATCTGGAATGCAAATGGGAATTACGTATATTTACGCACTGATGGGCGCATATTTGAACAGTCTGCCACCTCATATAAAGATGACAATGATCCTGTGAACATGAGCATGACAACGGCTTGGGTTAAAACAAATGGTATCCAGGGGTTCCAGAGAATCAGACGGACATTTGTTTTAGGAGACTTCAAAAGCACCCACACCCTCAAACTTGAATGCGCATTTGACTACCAGGATTACTACAATGAAACCCACAGATTTAATTATGTTACTGCACTAGGCATGAATGAGTTTGGTGATGATTACCCATACGGTGAGGAGGGTTTTTTAGGAACTGACTCTGGAGTAAATGATGGAGTTTACCAATTTCGTGCGCACATGAAAAAGCAAAAATGCCAGAGTGTCCGGTTCCGTATTACTGATTCTGAAAATTCCGATCCTGGACAAGCATACTCAATTTCAAGCCTCATGCTAGAAGTCGGTGTGAGATCAAATTCAATGAAACTTCCAGCTCAAAAACTAACATGATGAATCCAATGCAACCACAACAACCAATGGGAGGAATGGGGGCAGCTCCAGAACTCACTGAAGAAGAGCTGAGAAAACTTGCCCTGTTACTTCAGCAGATGCCTGAAGGTGAGGGGTTGGCAACAGTTTCTCCGATGGAGGAGCAACAGATGAAAGATGATGGTGGGGCAGGAACTCCGCTGCCTGGTACACAAGGTTTAGGTCCAGCTGGTGGACCAGTTAAAAGTTACGCGAAAAAAGAAGATGGAAGAATTGATGAGGACCACCGCATTGCAGTATTAACGGATGCAGAAGTTGGTGCAATGCAGTTTATCAAGGAACAGGAAAAAGGGCAGGGGTTTTCGTCCGGTAATGGTCCATTGATAACGGCACTTTCTGCTTTAAGTACCACAGAACCAGATTATATTAATTATAAAGGGATGAGGATACCAACGCTGAATGACTCAAGTGATGGTTTTGGTGGAACAGAAAATAGTAATTTCACAGATCCACCAGATCCAAGCCCTACTGGAACTGGTGGACCACCAGGTACATCAAGTGGTGGTGGTTGGGACCCAAGCGCTGGAAGAGATGATCAAGGTTATTTGCCAGATCATCCTAATTATCAAGGAGGAGGAGGGACAACCCCAACCCCAACCCCAGGTGGTGGAGGAGGAGGGGGTAGAACATACGTTCCACCACCACCACCCAAATACAAAGACATGAATGGTAAGGAGTGGGACACCCAGGCAGAAGCAGATGCATCTAATGAAGCAATTAAAGCTGCAATGTCTGGTATCGAGGGGCAGGCACTTACCTCAGATTCCACTTTTGCACGCTGGACTGCCAGGAACAAAGACAATGAAGCCTATGCGGGATTAACACCAGAGCAGATGGAAACTGCATACAATACTGCACTGACCAAATCCCAGGAAGATGCTTCTGCCCAGGTTCCACAGATGGTTGAGAGCATGAATAACTTCTTTGCAGAAACTGATAAAGATGGCAACAAAATCTATGGGGAAAATACCACCTTTGAAGAGTTTAAAACTAAAATGGGTGCAGCAATGCCTGCCAATCTCAGTGAAGCAACTTTGCGGGATATGTATGCAAATGCAGTTACCAAATTCCAGAGAGGTGAAGCATTTACACTGACTCCAGAAGAAGTTGCAGAGTTTAAGAGAACTGCAATTAAAACTGCAACTGTTAGTGATGCAGCCGGTGTCACAATTGGCACTGTTGGTGATGCAACGCTCACAGATGTTGGAGATGTTGCAGATGTTACACCAGAGGATGTTGAGGCAATTGCCTCAGTAACTGATGAAGATATTGATGCAATCTTTACAGGTGGAACAGACAAGGCAGAAGCACTGTTATTAGCCAGGATAAACGGCACTGCAGATTCGCCTGCAGAGCAGCAGCTTTTCCGAACAAGTGAACAAAATCTCAGAATGCTCTTGGGGGCAACTGCAGGGGGGAATGCTGACCCTAGTAAGGTTCGCCAGCTAAAAAATGTGTGGGCAGATATGACCCAGGTAGCCGTTGGAGATGCAGCAGATTTGCGATCAAGAGAATCCCTGGCAGCAGAGTCGCAGCTGGTTGAGTTGTATCGTGGTAAAGATACAATGAAGCTGAATACTAAACTTGCAAACATGGAGAAGGATAAGCAGGTTGCATTTAAAAATGGTGATATGGCCCTGGCAGGAAACCTGTCAAATCAACAGACTGCATTGCAGAGAGTCATCACAAAAGCATCCCTGGACACTAACGTAAAACTTGCCAACCTGGAGAAAGCAAAAACACTGGCAATTGACCAGGGAAAATTGGACCTGGCTACCAATATTGCCAATCTCCAGAAAAACCTCACAATTGCAACTGTTGATGCAAAACTGGCAGTGTCGCAGCGTGCAATGGATGATGCCGTTGCAATGGCAGCTTACGAGGGGCAGCAAGAACTCTACGGTTTGGAATCTTCCATTGATATTGAGACAATGAAATCAGATCTAACCAAGATGGGATTTGATCTGTCACGTGACCTGGCAGAAATGGATAATGCAACCAGGATTGAAGTGGCAAGACTCACTGGTGAGTATAATTCAGCAATTTCATCCAGCAATAGGGACTCAGCAAAAGAAGCTGCAATTATTGGTGCAATTGGGACTGTAATTACAGCTTGGGCTGCTTCAGACATAAACATGAAAACTAACATATCACCTGGATCTGGAGAAGTTGAGAGTTTCCTGGATGCACTGAACAGTTACAAATATGAATACAAGGATGAAAATGCACCTGGAGCAGATGCAGGAATGTTTCTTGGAGTTATGGCCCAGGACTTAGAAAAAACGCCTATGGGAGCATCTTTTGTTAAAGACACACCAAATGGCAAAATGGTTGATTATGGTCACGGCCTTGCTGCAATCCTTGCTTCACAGGCATCTTTACACGATAGAATAAGACACCTGGAGGAGGGATAAAATGGCAGCTGAACCAGAAGTAATGCAACCAATAGAACAATCTGCTGATGCAGGAATACCAGCAAGTCCAGGGGCATTAGCAGCACCTGGTGCAAAAGTAGTAGAAGATGGACCAATACAGGAACAGCTGGTGGCCTGGTCCAATGAATTTGGGACTGATCCTTTGACAATCCTCAAGGAAAATAACATAACAAACTCTAGTGATATATACCCAGGCCAGATGCTAACTATTCCAAGTGGAGGAGCAGCTGCAGAGACAAGTGAGGAAGATGGGTTACTGTCTCAATTGACTGATATGGTAAGTTCCAGCTGGGATGACATAACAGGTGGAGATTCAGCAGATCCAGTAACAGGTGGAGAAGCAGAAATACCTGGGGAAGAACCTGGAGCTGTACCAGATCAAGATGCTGAATTTGAAGGTACTACTGGCATTGATATTGATGGCGAAAATCTCACTATTGGACCAGAAGGAACTGGAACTGCGCTTGACCCTGGAGCTAAACCTGAACCTGAACCATTAGTTATTACTGAGGCAATGTCTTCAAGTGATCTAGGAAGTCCAACAACTGTTGAAGATGAAAATATTTTGAATTTGGAAGCTAAACCTGCCATTGCAGAAGGTTCAATAGCAGCTGTAAGCACACCTTCTGCTGTTGCAAAAACAGTCTCAGATATAGAACCTACTGAAAATGAACTTGCTACATTAATATCAACCCTTACTCCAACTTCTGCTGGTGCAGCTGAAATTTACGATGGTGTAATAGCGAATTTAAAAGGTATTAAGTTTGATAATACAGAGGATGCAAAAGAATTATATCAACAGCTGTCTGAAGATGCAGAAAAAGAAACTAAAAAAATTGATGATGCAATTGCAGAAATTGCAGAAGAAAAAATAAAGCCCACTTTTTCCGGTTGGAATAAATTCATGGCAATTTTAGGTGCAGCTATGGGTGCATACGGTTCAGCAATGACCGGTACGCCAAACTATGCATTGCAGATAATGAATAAGGCAATTGATGCAGACCAGGAACAGTTCCTTGCCAGTAAAGAGATGCGCACTAAAACATTACTTCAGCAACGGCAAGCTGTCCTTCAAAGGAGAGGTGAATTACTTCAGTTAGGGCTTAATGAAGCAGATAAAATGCTTAAAGTAGCACAATTACAGCAAGACAATGAATTACAAATAGCGAATGTGCAAGGCATTATAGATGGGTTAAAAAATGAAGCTACTGAAATTGATAATAAGAATAAATTAGCCATTATAGAAATTTATACTGCCAAAGTTGCTGCACAAAGATTAGCTAGCGCAGCACAAACCAAAGATCAACGTGAAAGATCTGTAAACTCAATAGAGGTAACAAATGGTGATGGTGAAGCTGTTGTAATTCCAGGATACTTAGCACCAACAGTAAAAGCAGCAGGTGAGCAAGTATTAATTAGGGAACAATCTATAAAAATAAATACTCTTTTGACCAGTATGCACGATTTATATACTAACGAAAATAATTGGCTCCCAGGTGTTATAAATGAAAGTGCAGTAAAATTGGAACAGGATCAAAAAGAACTTTTATTATTGGTTAAAAATATAAATAAAATGGGTGCAAACTTTACTGTACCTGAAATAGAAATGATTACAGCAACAATTCCAACAACTGATATTTCAGGAAAACTAACTACTGGTTTAATAAAAATAAAGAAATTGAGAAACAAATATATATCTGACCAAAAGGCAACAATGGAATCGTTTGGATTCACTAAAATGCCAAACGTTGCTAATGAAAAGAAAAAAGCAAAAGGACAAACAACAATATATAAAGCACCATAAATGGCTAAACTTTACGACTACAGATTAGGTGCGGGTGTCCTGGTTGCAGATGAGCGTGTAAGTGAACTTGTCAGCAGCGGTAATTATTCATTCATCAAAGGTGACACAATCCATGTTACTGATGAATCCGGTGAAATATGGACTGTTCCAGCTGAGAGCGCACAGGAATCACTAAATCTTGGATACACTTATGCGCCTGAAGATGTGGTGAATAAGGCCAGGATGCGCCAGGAAATTGAGGAAACACCCCTTACTTCTGCAGGTCTTGGATTAGCCAGGTCTTTGACTTTTGGACTCTCAGATGTTTTAGGTTCAAAAGAAGAGCTGCGAATGCGCAGAGAAGTAAGTCCAATTGCCACCACCATTGGTGAGATTGGTGGAATGGTTACGCCTATGGGACTAACTGGTTTAGCTTCCAGAGGGGCATCCAAAGCTGCAACTGCATTACTAAAAAATGCATCTAGTGCAGCTACTCGCACCAAGAAACTCAAAACGGTAGGTTCAGTATTAAATTCCAGAGTTGTTAAAGGGGCTGCAGGTGGGATGGCAGAGGGTGCAGCTGTAGGGACCATGTATGGCACATCCAGCCAGCTACTTGACGATCCAGAGAACTACCCCACATTTTCAGATCACATATATGCTGGTGCAGGATTTGGTTTGGTTGGTGGGGGAATTATATCTGCAATTGGGGCTTCACTGAAGGGTGCAGGCGGGAAGTTTAAGAGGGAAGCACATAAAGCATACTTCCGTGCATTAGATCCAAAAAGGAAAGACTACAAGAGAGTGGGAGGAAACGAAGCAGCAATAAGACTTGGTGAGAGAATAAAAGAGCTGGATGATAAAGGCATACTGAAAAACCTGGATGATGCAGTGGAATTGGAAACGGAAATTACAAACACGCTGCTGCCTTTATATGGGAAAAGAATTGATGACATAATGACTGAGGTTGAGACTGCAATAAAAAAATCTGGTCAGTCAATGGATGATGTCCAGTTTAATGTAGGCAAGATTGCAGACCGGATGGAAAGGGATATTTTAAGTGATGAAAAATCATTTGGGTTTAAAGGGATGCCAGAGGAAGCTGCAATTGTTAATAAAATTAAACGTGCAAAAAAATCAATAAAAGCATTCCGTGACCTGGCAAAGGGTAAAGGAACTTTATCCTTCAGAGAGTCAGAAAGATTGAAAACCTGGTATCAGAAAAACCTGGCAAATTACCAGAAGGAACCACTGGATTATGATTACTTTAATTCTATGGCATATATCATTCGTGATGAATCTGAACTTGCCCTGGAAGCCATCAGTGGGAAGCTGTCAACAGTTAAAGGATTTAAGCAATCAACGTATGCAGAATTTCTGGAAGCAAAACAAATGTATGGAGCATTAAAGCAGATCCGTGATGTGGCTTCAGAAGCATCGGCAAGGCAAATGGTAAATGCCAGGTTCCCAATTACTTCCTATATTACTGCTGCACCATTAGCAGGTGGTGTGTTTGCAGGGGCTGAATCTGTATTAACAGGAGGACTTGGTGCAGCTGCCACATTTGCAGGTACTGCACTACTGCGTAAATATGCCAAAGATAATGGTGAACTGATCCTTGCCAGGACAATGGGCCGGTTATCAGACTATGGAGAGATGCTGAATTTTGCAGGCAAGTCCCAGGTTAGTATTGATAAATTTGTGCAGACCCTGGTTAGAGGTGGAGCTGCCACAACAACTAAAATTGCAAATCCGGTTCCAGGATCACCAGAAAATACAGTAAAAAAGTACAAGAAACTAAAGAAAGATATTCAGGAAATTAACACTAACCCGCAATCACTTTATGTGCGCCTGGATGCAATGCTTCCAGATGTTGAAGGAGATCAAACAATAAACAGGGAACTGGCACAAACTATGGCAAACATTGTGGGCT